AGAGACACGACCGCCGGCGCGAGCCGCCCCTCGCCGAGCACGGCCAGGTGTACGCGCGCGTGACCGCCATGCTGGGCAACAACCGCGTGCGGGCCAAGTTTGACGATAACCAGGAGCGGCTGTGCCGCATCCGGGGCAGCATGCGGCGCCGGGAGTGGGTGCACGTCGGCGACATCGTGCTGGTGTGCATGCGCGACGGCATGGCGGACGATACGGGCGACATCGTGTTCCGGTACCAGCCCGCCGAGGTGCAGCGCCTGCGCAAGCTGGGCGAGCCGGTGACCATCGCAGGCGACGACGAAGACCTGCCCGACGACATCGTCGCCTTCGAGGCCGAGCCGGACGACTACGAGCCCGTCCGGGTCGTGCCCCGCCGCCCCGCCATGCCTGAATCGGATGAATCTGATGTCGATCTCGACGAAATTTAACTTCACCCTTTTTACACACGCTTCTTGTGCCACTCGCGGGCCTGCTTGGACCCCGCGGCGAACAGGCGCTTCATGTCGCGGTGGGACATGGAAAAGTCAAAGGCCGACTTGGCCCCCGTGTCCAGCTGCAGGATCCGGGCGTCGGGCGCGGGCGCCCGCCGCCGCACCGCGCACTCCACCAGGGCGCCCAGGTAGTCTTCCAGGCTGGCGTCGGGGGTCGCGGGCGCGCGCCGGGGGCGGAAGCCGATGCCCACCAGCGTGTCGCCGCCGTACTGCTCGGCCGCCCACTCGACCGGGAAGTTGTCCGACACCGCGCCGTCGACGTAGACGCAGCCCCCGTGCGTCACCGCCGAAAAGTACAGGGGGATCGAACAGCTCATGCGCAGGGCCAGGCCCACGTCCATGTCGGGGGCGGTGGCGGGACCCAAGTACTCGGCCCGGCGCTCTGTCACGTTGGTCACGCACACCACCAGGTCCACGCCAAAAAGGGCCCGCACGTCCCGGAACGTGTACCGCTGGCCGCCCATCAGCTCGGCGATCCAGCGGTCCAGGTGCCGGCCGCTGTCGATGCCGTACGAGCCCAGAAGGCGCGCCAGGTCGATGTCGGGCGAGTAGGTGGTCTTGGACAGGTCGTGCAGCAGCGTGACGCCGGCTCTGTCCAAGGCCAGGGCGGCGGCCACCAGCGCGCCGGCCGAGGTGCCCACCAGGGTGGTGACGTGCTTGAGCACGCCCGCGCGGCGCAGGGCCACGGCCGCCCCCAGAGACGCGATGCCCCGCATGCCCCCGCCCGACACCACCAACGTCTCGATGCGCTCCGGCAGGCGCCGACCCGCGAGGGGCGCGGCCATCGCCGCCGGCCTCGCTGCCGCCGGCCGCAAAGGCATCATGCCAGCACCCCGGCACGCCGCCCCTTAAGCGGTGCCGCGGGAGTTGCTTCGCCAAACACCGTTGCCCGGGCGGGCGGCGGCGTTGGTGTTGCCCAGACGCGCCTTGGGCCAGATCACCGCCCACTCGACCACCACCGTGCGCCGGCGGCGGCTGTTGTTGAGCACGTTCATGAGTTTGCGCCCCGCGTCCGACTGAGGCTCGCGGCGCCGAAACAGCCAGTCGAACATTACACACGGCCCGAGAAATTAACACGGCGGTTTGCGGCCCGAGGAGTGCCGGAAACAAAACTCGGTGAAATCGCCGATGGTGCACGAGTCCAGGATGTACACGCCCATGGCGGCCACCTGGTCCTGCACGCCGTGCCAGAGAGTCAGCAAGAACTCGCTGTTGTAGTCCATCCACTCCTCGGGGTCCGTGACCGCGCCCGCCACCGCGTTGGAGTCCTCGCCCTCGCTGCCATAGCTGTCGTCGTCGCTGTGCATGCGCGGCCGAGCCGCCGCCGCGCCTTAAACGACTACCTGGCGGCCGATCAGCTGAGCTCCATGCCGCGCTCGACCGTGTCGCCGATGGCGGCGTCCAGGCCGCCGGCGCCCAGGCCCAGGATGGCGGCGTCGCTCTCGTCGTCGTCGAGCATGCTGTACTTGTCCATGCGGCTGGGCCGGCTGACCACCGCGCCCTGCAGCGCCCGCCAGGTCACGCCAAAGGTGTTGTTCACAAACCACACGCGGTCCATCTCGAGGATGAGCTTGATGGTGGTGCCCTTGGTCAGGTAGTCGATGTCGGTGGGCTGGCGGTTCTCGTCAAAGAAGGCCGCCGACACCTGGCCGTTCTGAATGGGGATCTTGATCTTCATCACCGGCGGGTACTTGCCCTCGGGGTGGTCCTTGATCAGCTTGCGGTAGTTGTCCTCGAGCGTCTCCTTGGACTTTTGCTTGCCCCCGAACCAGTCCTTGCAGTTGGCCACCGCGCCCTGGATCAGGGTGGCGTCCACCTCGCGCATCTTGGCCAAAAAGTCGGCCAGCTTGGGGTCGGACTCCAGGTTGCGGAAGGACACGTCGATCGAGTAGCTCTGCACCTCGGCGTCGGGCTTTTCGCGGAAGGCGCTGACCCCAAAGGGCATGCTCAGGGCGGGAGTCTGGATGGTGATGCGTTTCTTGGCGCCATCGGGGCCGTGCAGGGGCACGAACTTGCCGCCGTTGCGGTTGCGGTCCACGGGCCCAAACTTGATGCTTCCCGGCTGGAAGCCGGTGTACAGAATCACGCCCGAGTTGTTGGCCATGGTGAAATCGGTGCCGGGAGCGGTGGGACTGCCCGCTCCCGGCCGCGACGGCCCTTAAGCCCGTGGCGGCCCGGCGAGGTCGGATCGTCCCGTGGCCGCCGCCTTGGCTCCGGCGGCTCCGGCGTCCGGGACGATCCGTTTGGGCCCGAGGGCGCCCCGGCACTCCGGGCGGGCACCGAAATTTTCTGGTGGGGTGTCAATGGTGCTCCAACACGGGCGCCAATCATGTAACGCGACGTACCACGACCCCCACCCCGCCGCCCTGCACAGCCACCCCCACCACGCCGACCCCGAGTTCGACGACCGCGTCCTCAAGACGACCATGGACCAGCTGTGGGTGGTGACGGCGGTGAGCAACCCCGCGCGGTACAAGACCCGCTACGCCCTGTACAAAAAGTTCAAGGAGCACGTCACGCGCGAGCTGGGCCTGCACCTGGTGACCGTGGAAGCCGCGTTCGGCGACCGCGACTTCCAACTGACGGACGACGGCCTGGGCGACGCGGTGCTGAGCACCGTGCTCGACAACGGCGTCAAGACCATCGACGTGCGCGTCCGCAACCACAGCTACGTGTGGCTCAAGGAGAACCTGTGGAACATCGGGGCGCGCCACCTGCCCCGGGAGTGCGCCTACGTGCTCTTTGCGGACGCCGACATCCAGTTTTTGAACCGACACATCGCCACCGAGCTCGTGCACGCCTTGCAGGAGTACAAGGTCGTGCAGCCCTTCGAGACCGCCGCGGACCTGGGCCCCCAGGGCCAGATCATGGACGTGCACCGGTCCTTTGGGTGGTGCCACGCCAAGGGGTGGGACTGGAAGCCGCAACCCGACGGCGTGGGCGGCTACTGCGCCCGCCGCCCCCTGCACGTGCCCCGCCACCTGGGCTTCGGCAACGCCTGGCACCCCGGCTTCGCCATCGCCTTCCGCCGCGAGGTGCTGGACCGCGTGTCGGGGCTGCTGGAAGTCGGCGTCCTGGGGGCGGGCGACCACCACATGTGCGGCGCCCTGGTGGGCAAGGCCGAGCTGACGCTGCCCAGGAAGATCCACGACAACTACAAGCACATGGTGCTCAGCTGGCAGCGCCGCGCGGCCCGCGCCGTCAACGGCAGCTTCGGGTACGTGGACGGCACCATCGCGCACCACTTCCACGGGTCCAAGGCCAACCGCAAGTACGTGAGCCGGTGGGACATCCTGGTCAAGCACGCCTACGACCCCATCTCCGATGCGTACCACAACGCCCAAGGCGTGCTCGAGCTCGAAGACGACAAGCCCGCGCTGCGCGACGACGTGAAGGCGTACTTCAAACAGCGCCAGGAGGACGGCCTGGACGCGTGACCGGCGCCCGCCGCCCACCACGCGATTTATTTTCGGTCGAGAACGCATACGATGGCCGACTACGGGTCTCCCGGCGGGCCGCCCGGCGAGGTCACATCCGCCGGCGGGGGGTACGACGGTTACGCCGCCAACGCCGCCGACGCCGTCAACAATGCCGCCAACGCTGTCAACAATGCCGCCAACAATGCCCCTGAATCTGGCCTCGTGACCTGGGTCGCCAACAACCGAGGCCTGGTCATGGTGGGCGCCGCGCTCGCGATCGGGCTGGTGTGGTGGTGGTTTTACGGCCGGGCCGCGCCGGAGACGACCGCGCCGCCGCCCAAAACCGCCGCGCAGACCGCCGCGCCCACGCCGCCGCCGACCACGGCCCCGCCGCCGCGGGTGACGTGCCCACCGCGGGTGACGTGCCCGCCGCCGCCCAGGGCGGTGTGTCCCCCGCCGGCCGCGTGTCCCGTGCCCGCGCCGTGCCCCGCGTGTCCCACGCTGCCGCCGCCCACCGAGTGTCCCACGCTGCCGCCGCCCACCGAGTGTCCCACGCTGCCGCCGCCCACCGAGTGTCCCACGCCGCCGCCGCCGCCCACGTGCCCGCCCGTGCCCAAGTGCCCCACGACGCCTCGCCCCACCAAACCGGTCCCGACCAAACCGGTTCCGACCAAGCCGGTCCCGACCAAGCCGGTTCCCACCCCGCCAATCCCCACCCCGCCAATCCCCACCCCGCCGATGACAACCCGGCCGGCACCCACTCCGAAGCCCAAGCCCAATCCCAAACCGGGGGGCGGGGCGCTGACGCAGGCCGAGGTCGCCAAGCACAGTTCCAAGAGCGATTGCTGGGTGGTCATCAACGGAAACGTGTACGACGCCACCGGGTTTCGCCATCCCGGCGGGCAAAGCAAGATCAAGTGCGGCCAGGACATTTCCGGAGGATTCAGCGGGCACCACGGGGGCGGGGGCAATGTGCTGGGCCGAGTCCGCAAGAAAGGGGCGTTGTCCAGGTGATCGCCCGGCGACCGCCCCCGTTTTTTTCCTGGTGCATGCCGTATGGCCAGCACCGCGCCGCCCGCCCCGCCCGTCGTCGCCGCGACCGCCGCGCCCGTCGTCGCCGCGACCACGGCGCCGCCCAAAGACACGTGCGAGTTCGATTACGACCAGATCATCGTGGGCGGCGGGCCCTCGGGGCTGTGCCTGGCGACCTACCTGCCCGGCCGCACGTTGTTGCTGGAGCGCGACGCCACGCTGGGCGGCATCCACAAGGTGCGGCGCGACGTGGACGGCTACTTTGGCGAGCACGGCCCGCGCGTGTACTCGGGCTGCTTCGTGAACTTGCGGCGCGTGCTGCGGGACGTCGGCCTGGAGTGGGACACCGTATTTGTCAAGTCCGACTTTTCCCCGGAGACCATCGACGACAAGCACTGGTACAAGTTTTTGTCCGCGCGCGAGGTCCTTGTGCTCGCGCGGCACTTTCTGCAGCTGGTGTTCAACGGCGACCACGGCAAGGACATCACCGTGCAGGACGTGTGTCTAAAGCACAAGTTCTCGGAGCGCAGCACGCGGTACCTCGACACGCTGTGTCGCAACATCGACGGCGCGGGCATCGAGCGGTTTGCCCTGCACGAACTCTTGCACGCCTTCAACGATCACGGCACGGGCTTCTACGAGCCCCGCCAGGCCAACGACAAAGCGTTGTTCCCGGCGTGGCAACGGTTTTTGGAGCAGCGCGGCGTGGTCATCAAGCTGGCCACGACCGTGCGCGAGATCACACACTCGTGCGGCCGGGCCACGGGCGTGGTGGCCCTGGCGGCCAACGAGCCCCGCACGTTCACCGCCCGCACCGTGATCATCGCCGCGCCCCCGGTGCCCATGGCCGCGGTGATCAAGGCCTCGGGCCTGAAAGAGCCGGGACTGAAGTGGTTCAAGACCGCCACGAATTACGACGAGTACTTTTCGGTGGCCTACCATTTCCCCAAGACCGCCGCGCCGGTGGTGACGCACCGCGGCCTGCGCTCCACGCCCTGGGGTCTGATTTACCTGGAAATGTCGCGGTACATGCAGGGCGAGGGGACCTACGTGTCCGTGGCGGCCTCCCGCCTGGACGTGCGCAGCCCGGTCACCGGCAAGACCGCCAACGAGTCGTCGAGGTCGGAGGTCGTGCAGGAGATGCTGCGCCAGCTGCCCATCGCGGACGCCACCAAGGCGACCCTGATCAAGGCCGTGCCCGCCTCGTGCATGAAGCGCACCAAGGCCAAGTGGGTCAACATCGACGAGGCCTTCATTTACAACGCCGCCTACCCGAAGGCCCTGCCCTTTGGGCTCGCGTGTTGCCGGGGGGTGTACACGGTGGGCTGCCAGAACATGCGGGCCTGGTACCCGTTCACGTCCATCGAGGCGGCGGTGTGCAACGCCCTGATTTTCATGGGAAAGAAGCAAGAGGTCCCCTTCACGCCTTTGTCGCAGCTGCGCGCGTTGCTGCTGGTGGTGCTGGTGTTTTTGGTGCTGGCGCTGGCGCGGCACGCGTCGCCGTGGGCGAAGAAGACGTTGTCGGCGTTGAGGCGGTAACCGCCGCCGCAGCGGGCGCGACCGTCGGCAACAGTTTCAGGTAGGGGTCAAACCGACCGTCGCCGTGGGTGTCGGGCGGCGCCACGGTGGTGCCGCACATGGGCGTCAGGTCGCCGCCCGGGTGCTCGTCCTCGGGGTCGTTGATGAAGGGCCGGAGGTCGTAGGTCTTGCCCTTGTACGTCACCAGGCACGGCGTGGTGGGCTTGGGCGAGGGTTTTTCCTGTTTGCGGACCCGGAACCGGGGCCGCGCACGCCACACGGCCACCGCGCACGCCACCACCACCACCAACGCGACTGCGAGTCGCCACCGGCCCTGGGGCAGCTTCATTCATTACACCGAGATATTTTTTGGTTCGTCGGCGGCCCGCACCAGCGCCGAGGACGCGTGCTGCAGCGCGGCGGCCAGGGCGGCGGCGACGTCGCAGCGGCGCAACGCCACGACCAAGGACGAGGCCGCGAGGCACTCCCGGGAATCGAGCGGCGCGCCCCCCAACGCCGCACGCACGACCTCGGCGATCGCGGCGTCGCACCCCGCCAGCAGCTCGGGGCGGTGCTCCGCCAGCCGGGCCAGCATGGCCAGCACCGGGTACCGCGTGGCCGCGGGGCACGCCTTGGCGCGCGCCAGCAAGGCCGGCACGATCTGGTGGTGCCGGTCGTCCACAAAGGAGGGCGACACGCCCAAAAAGAGCCGCAGCAAGTCGTCGCGCTTGCACCCCAGGGCGTACATGACGCCGTCGGCGGCCCGGGCGTCCGGCAAGCCCGTGCGCCCCAGCACGGTCCCCATGCCGCTCAGCACCGACTCCATGACGTGGCGGGGCATGGCGGCGCCGTGCATCGCGAACGCGTCCATGACCGGCCGCAGCTGGCAGGCCAGCGCCCGGCCCATCTCAGCCAGCGCGTCCTCGCACACGCGGTCCAGCACGCACGCCAGGAAACAGCTCACGTACACGAGGTGCTTGCTGTCCCGGGCGCCCACCAGGCACGCCACCAGCGCCGAGGCGTTGGCCGAGTGCCGCAGCACGGCAGCGGCGGCGTCCAGGTCCAGGTCGCCGGTCACCAGGTCGTCGCGGACGCACTGCCAGGGCGCCGGGCCGTTGTCCCGCAACGCGAGTTCCAACAGGTCCGAGGTGTGTCGGGGCACAGACTTGCCGGCGCCCCGGGCCACTTCGCACAACCGGGACACCAGGTCGACCTCGGGCAGGCCAGGGTGCTGCGTCCGGTCCGCGAGGCCGCCGTCGGGCAGCAGCACCGCCCGACGAGGGATGACGCCGTTGACTTTGAGAATCGCGCGCACCTGATCCATTTAAGGCTGCCGAAAGCCGTCGTTGGTCAAAACCCCACCATGGCGTCCACGGCGGCCGAGGCACCCGACCTAAGCCCCGCCACCCCGCCAGATCGGATCGTCCCGGCGGCCGACACCCCAGACACCCCAGCACGGCCTCCCCAGGGCCTCGATCTGGGGGCTCTGTACTCCGAGGCCGTGGCTCTCGCGGCGGCGGCGGTGGCCGAGGCCGACCATGCCCAGGCCCAGGAGGTCAACGCCATGGGCGCCCGGCTGCGCGAGGAGCAAGACTCGCTGTACGCCCGCATCATGGCCGCGATCGAGCCCGCGGTGCGAGACGCGGCCGCCAAGGGCGCGCGCCACGCGGTCGTGATGCGGTTCGGGGGGTCGGACGTCTTCTCCGAATTTTGTTACCTGTACATGCTCAAGGGGCCGCACAAGGCCGACCAGCGCGAGGAGATGAAGGCCATGGGGGTCAAGCCCCTGCTCGCGCGCCTGCGCCGCGAGTTGCGCCCCCACGGCTTCGACGTCGTCCACGCCTGGCAGCGCGCCACCAACGACAACACGCTCACGGTCGTGTGGTAAACCAGAACCGGCTCACGGTCACCAGCCACAGGGCCAAGGACCCAACCCAGCACGCCCGCCGCACCGTGTCGTCCCTGATCTTGTACACGGGGCTCACTATCGCGTGCACGAAGCTGTCGCGCGCGTCCACGCCCCGCACCGCGCGTTCCAGCACCGTCAGCGCACACGTGTCGTCGTTGAGCAGCCAGTGTAACCACAGAAAGGGCACGCCGACCAGGTGCAACACCAGGGCGGTGGGGTTTTCCGAGAACGGGGCGACCACCACGAACGCCACCAGCGCGACATGCACCGCCGACACCAGGGCGGCCCCCAGCCCGCGGGCGGCGCGGCGGGCCGCGTTGGTGTCGAGGGTCGGGGCCATGGGGGCCATGGGACTCCGGGGGGCCATGGGACTGCGGGGGGCGATACAAGGGCCCTCGGAAAAATCCCTCGGCCGGCCGGCCCGACCCGGGGTCCCCAGGCCGGCCCAAATTTTTTTTCCTTGTGCCATGGTATACATCCCACATGGCTGGCTGTAACGAGGCTAAGAAGGCTGAGTGCCGCGCGCTGGGCAAGGTCTGCAACCCCAAGTCTGGTCGGTGCAAGGAGCCCGCCAAGGGCGGTAAGAAGGCCAAGTCGGCCAGCCCGATGAACGTCGATCGCACCGCCAAGCGCAAGCGTTCCGGCTCCGCAAGCTCTTCCAGCGCGGCTGCCAAGCGCCGCAAGATGAGCCCCGCCGCGCGCGTCCGCTCCGCCGCGCGCGTTCCCCTGCCCTCCACCAGCCTGGTGGCGGGCGCCGTCCTGGACCAGGTCGGTCCCGCGACCCAGGCGTCCCTGGTGCACAAGGGCCACTCCCAGAAGCTGGGCGCCGGCCTGCCCACCCTGGTCGACATGACCAAGGACAAGGTGCGCAAGACGCGGTCCAACAAGGGCGTGCGTCGCGCCTCGGGCGCGCTGTCCAACGCCGGCGGCCTGCAGGTCAACTGGTCCGGCGCCGGCGTGCCCCACCGCCTGGGCTCCCAGGCCCGCGTCGCCCGCCGCGGCCGTCACCACGCCGCCGGCGGCAAGCGCAAGGCCCACAAGGCCCACAAGGCCTCCGGCCGCGCCCACTACCACACCGGCGAGTTCAACTTTGGCGGCGCGGGCCTGCCCCGCCACGGCGGCGCCAGCTGCGGCAAGCCCTGCAAGAAGGCGGGCCAGATCCGCAGCACCGTGGCCCCCTGCCGCTGCCTCAAGCCCAGCGGCGCCGCGGCCAAGGCCCAGGGCATCTGCCCCGTGCGCAAGGGCAAGGACGGCAAGGAGTACCACACCGTGCTGGTGACCAGCGCCGACGGCAAGCGCCGCTGCGTCAAGGCCGGCGGCGCCGCCGCCAAGCAACACCTCAAGGGCAACGCCGCGTGCCCGCCCGGCAAGGTCCTGAAGAGCTACACTGCGACCATTCGCGGCGTGCGCGTGCCCGCCAAGCGCTGCGTGTTCCCCCAGACCAAGGAGGCCAAGAAGTGCCCCGTGAACCAGGTGCTGGCCCAGAAGACCACCATGGGCCACGGCCACTTTGCCGGCGAGCGCGTCACCGTCGTGCGTTGCGTGCTGCCCAAGACCGCCGCCAAGAAGAACTCGGGCTGGACCGTGCTCAGCCAGGGCACCCAGCCCATGCGCCGCGTCGTGCCCGGCGTCCGCACCGGCCGCAAGCACCTGGTGGCCGTGAGCACCGGCTACTGAGCGTCGGCCGCCACTGAACACCCGTTACAACGTGACCAGCCCCCCTCCGAGCGAGTACGCTGACTTGTCCGCCGGCGCTTTCCCGCACAACAAGGCCAGCTCGTTGTCGAATTTGGCCGACGCCGGCGTGGCCTTGGCGTAGGCGCCCACCTCGCGGCGCTGGGTGTCGTGCCGGGCCATCGCCACCGCGTGCTGCTGGCAGTACCCGCCCAGCGCCGCCGCCTTGCCGCACGGCTTGCCGCCCTTGGTCGTGCCCCGGCACGCGGTCTTCTCGCCCACGGACCCGCTCACGTGGCGTTTGACGATCTCGTCCTTGTACCTGCGCAGCAGCGCGCCGTACTCGTGCCCGTAGTCCCGAGCCACGCACAACAACGCGTCCTCGACCGCCGCGGACACGAGCACGCCCGCAAACTCTTCCGCCTGCCGCGCGCCCGCCACCACCGAGTGCAGCGTCCGCGCAAAGGTGTCCATGGCGTTGCGCCCGGCGTGCCCGCGACCAGGTAAGCCCGGCGGGGTCCCGGGAAAAGCCGGGACGATCCGTTGTCCGGCCCCAACCCGGGACGATCCGTTGCCGAGGCTCTGACCCGGGCTTAGGACGGGGCGACCCCGGCCGCTGTCGGCATGCGGGACCCCCGCCGAGCCCGCAAGCACACCGCGCCGTGCCGATGGAAATCCCTGGAAGAAAAGTGGGCGCCCATCCGCCTCGAGGGCCTCGAGGGCTACCTCGTGTCCACGATGGGCCGCATCCGCACTCCCGGCGGCCAGAGCATGAAATCCTACGTTCGTAACGATGGGTACGAGGTCGTCATGCTGGCGTCCACGAAAGCCAAGAAGCAGGTGTACGTCTACGTGCACCGCGCCGTGGCCTCGGCATGGTGTGACGACTGGGGCCTGCCGGGCCTGACCGTGCACCACGTCAACCAGAAGCGCGACGACAACCGGTCGGTCAACCTGCGCATGGCGACGCGCTCGGAGCAGCAACACGAGCGGTCATGGACCGGCGTAGGCAACCCCACGCCGGTCTTGCAACTGACCGACGCCGGGCATGTCCTGCACGAGTCCATCACCGCCGCCGCCGCGTCTTTGGGCAAGAAAGGGGGTTCCGCGGTGAATCGAATTATTGGTTGCCTTAAGGGCGAGCGCGCCGAAGCGCACGGCTTCCGCTGGGCGCTGCCGCCGCACGAGGACCTCGAGGGCGAGACGTGGAAAGCTTTTGGCGACACCGCCATGGTCTCAAACAAGGGCCGCGTGCGCCAACGCATGAAGTGTGGGTTGTGGGCCCCCGCCAGAGCCGCCAAAGATATGTGCCGCCAAGGCGACTACCCGTCATTCACCGCTGGCAAGAAGTTTCATCTCCTTCACACGGCGGTGGCGCGGCTCTTCCTGCCCGCGCCCGCGGCCGACCAAGTGCAGGTCAACCACATCGACGGCGACAAGGCCAACGCGGCCGCCGACAACCTGGAGTGGGTCACGCCCTCCGAGAACATCAAGCACGCCCACCGGACCGGCCTCATCAAGCCGTTCACCAAGGCCGTGGCCCAGCACTCTCTTGGGGGCCGCCTGGTCCAGATCCACGCCTCGGCCAAGCGGGCCCAGGAGGCCACGGGCGTCAACCGTCAAAACATCAGCAAGGCCGTGCGGGGCACCACAAAGACGGCAGGGGGGTTTGCCTGGTCATACGCCGCGCCGGTGTAACATGGATGCCCAGAGCCCGGGCCGGTCCACTGGGCAGGGTTGCCCCCAGCCCCGCGCGCGGTTGCCCAGAAATATTTTCTCTTCAGAGGGTAACAACCAACACAATGGGCGGGGGAGGTCTAATGCAACTCGTGGCCTACGGCGCGCAGGATATCTACCTGACTGGCTCGCCCCAGATCACCTTCTTCAAGACGATCTACCGCCGCCACACCAACTTTGCCATCGAGTCCATCGAGCAGACGTTCAACGGCACGGTGGGCTGGGGCAAGAAGGTGTCCGCCACCATTAGCCGCAACGGCGACCTGATCACCGACGTGATCCTGGAGATCACGCTGAAGAAGAACACGTCCAACGGCGCGGCGACCTTCTACCCCGCCGAGGCCCTGATCTCCGAGATCGAGCTGGAGATTGGCGGCCAGCGCATCGACAAGCACTACGCCGACTGGTTCCGCGTGTACGACTCCCTGTTCCGCTCCAACGACGAGCAGACCCAGTACCGCCGCATGACCGACTTCGTGGACGGCGAGGCCACCGCCACCGTCAAGCGCTTCTACCTGCCCCTCATCTTCTTCTTCAACCGCGCCCCCGGCATGGCCCTGCCCCTGATCGCGTTGACTGCAGCGCGCAAAAGCACTCGGCCGACCACATCTGGACCCTGTGGTCGGGAAAACCCGTTGGACTTCCAGGGGGGCCTCGCCGCCCCCAGTCAGGTGCTAGTGGCCGCGTGCTGCTGAGCTTAAGGGCTCGGCAGCACCGGCTGCGACACAGCCAAATTGCGGGAAACCCCTAAAGCCAGCATGGACGTCAAGCATCAAAAGAAGGAGTACAACAAGAAGTACTACGAGGAGAACAAGGCTCGCATTCTAGCCCGGAATGCCATGTACCGAGCTTCCAACGAGGAGACGATCGACGCTCAGCGACGCCAGTACCGAGTCCGCTCTCGGGAACACATCGCTCAGAAGAATCGCGAGTATCTGCCCATCAAAAAGCAGAAGATCAAGGAGCGCCGTCGGACCGACGAGCACTTTCGGCTTGCCGAGGTGATCCGGTCCAAGGTCCACAAGATGCTTCGAGGACTTCCCACGTCATACAGGGACCTCATCGGCATGGACCTCGAGCCCCTCCGCGACTGGCTCGCCTTCCAGTTCGATCCCGGCATGTCCTGGGACAACTATGGGACCGCGTGGCACATCGACCACGTCTTGCCCATGAGCCGCTTCGATCTCGCCAACGCTCGAGACAGGGCCATCTGCTTCGGTTGGACAAACCTGCAGCCGCTCTGGGCTTCCGACAACCGTCAGAAGTCTAATACGATCCTCCTCCATCACTTCTTCAACTCCTTCCTTTCGGCACATCGCTTCATCGCGAGCCGACGCCTTGACCGTTCGGAGTACCAAAGGCTGCGCGAAAGCGTGGCCTGGCTGAGAGCAAAGGCCTCAGGTATGGTAACAAGCTCCTGGATGACGGGCGGCTTCTGAGCCGCCCCGAAATGGGCAATCCGCAGCCAAGCTCCTAAGGGCGCCATAGGCAAGCCTACGGAGAAGGTTCAACGACTAAATGGTTGTGCGGCCGAGGGAGCTAGCCACTCCCGATGAGGCTGTAAGATATAGTCTACTCCCTTGTACAATCCCCAGCTTCGACCTTAAATATCCCGAAAGGGAGGGTTTCGTGATTACGTGCAGTATCACGAGGTCAAGCTGAACATCCTGTTTGCGTCCTCCGTGGACGGCGTGTCCACCAGCGACAGCGACCTGACCGTGCAGGCCTTTGTGGACTACGTGTACCTGGACACCGACGAGCGCCGCCGCTTCGCGCAGGTCTCCCACGAGTACCTGATCCAGCAGCTGCAGTTCACCGGCGACGAGTCCGTGGCCCCCTCCACCGACACCACCAAGTCCCAGAACATCCGCCTGAACTTCAACCACCCCACCCGCTTCCTGACCTGGGTGTTCAAGGGCTCCAAGCACGGCCAGTACACCGGCGCTCCCACCGCCGACCTGGGCAACCTGAAGACCTACGCCGAGGCCCTGGCGCCCCTGTACTCCGCCAAGCTGCAGCTCAACGGCCACGACCGCTTCTCCGAGCGCCGCGGCTCCTACTTCAACCAGGTGCAGCCCTGGCAGACCCTGCGCGCCCGCGCCCCCGCGGGCGTGTACCTGTACAGCTTCTCCCTGAAGCCCGACGAGCACCAGCCCTCCGGCTCGGTCAACTTCTCGCGCATCGACAACGCGACGCTGTCCATCACCCTGAAGAAGGCCAACGTGGGCGCCAACGTGGTGTCCTCCATCCTGTCCGAGGACACCACCGCCCAGGCGGTGACCAACCTGACCGCGCTCAAGGTGTACGCCGAGAACTTCAACGTTTTCCGCATCATCTCGGGTATGGGTGGTCTGGCTTATAGTTCGTAGATGAGCCGAAAAGCCGCACGCCTCGAAGATCCGGGATCTCTTCGAGGGCACTTCGTTTGCGCGCCCGGGCCGCCTTCACGGCGGCACGCCAGCGGCTAGTGGGGGCCGCGCGCCCCCGCGAGACTGCTTGTTGCGGGAAACCCCTGAGAGCCTGCGTCTACCAAGGAGCGTCGCGAAAGCGCGCTCTGGCCCAGAACGGAACTGGGGTACGGTAATAATGACCAGGATTGGGCAATCCGCATGGTAACTTCCTACGGGCGCTACGTCCAGCCTACGGAAGGCCGTCAGAGACTGAACGGCAGTCGGTCGACGATGACCGGGTCGAGACGCCTGGGAGTCGGCTTAAGATACAGTCCGGCCCACGGAGAAACCCGTGGGAACCACCGACTCGAACTAGTCAACTCAAACCAAACAACCATTTCGAAAAACCATTTCTTTTGGACGATCCGATTTGGTCGCGCAAAAGAAGTGCTTAATCCCCCTGGTTCCAGCAGTGCTTCCACCGCCACCGCCGCCATGGCCGACTTGATCAAGTGCTCGAACTGCCCGCGGCGGTGCCCGGCCGAGGCTTTCGTCGGCAGGTCGGGTGCCACCGTGAAACGCTGTCAAAAGTGCCGCGACAAGGACGCCAAGCAGAAGAAGCGGCCAGACCTTGTCGCGAAACGCAATGCCCGTCAACGCGAGCGCAAGTATTACACAGCACACCGCGCCAAAAAACGGACGGAGGACGAGGCGGGGTACCTGGCGCACAATGCCGCCATCATGCGCGCGTGGGTGTCCCGCAACAAAGATCACTTGTCCAAGTGGCGCACCAAGAACGTGGCCCACCGGCTGACGCTTGGGACGTCTGGCCGTCGCGCGTGGGCGTGACTTTTGCACAGTACGCGGCCCGGGCGGCGCGGAAGGGTCTCGCATTTGAGCTTACCGAGGAATCGTTTGACGTCAAGTGCCGGGCGGCGTGTGCGTATTGCCGGAAAGAGCCCGGTCCGTCGCATCGCAATGGCGTGGATCGCGTGGACAACTCGCGGGGCTACACGGAGGACAATTGCGTGTCGTGCTGCTCTGAGTGCAATCAAATGAAGGGCGCCATGACGGGGGCCGACTTCTTTGCCGGTGCGCGCGCGGTTGCCGCCCACCTGCAAGGTTGCGTGCCGAGCAGCGACGTGACGTGCCTGCGCTGCATATCGGCCCGTGCGACGACGGTGTAAACACGTCGTTCGGCAGCAGACCGCGGGGCCGAGTCGCGGTGACCGCGGGGCCGAGTCGCGGCGGTCGGGAATGCGTTATTATCTAGGGCGACATGAATGGCCGAGCCGGGGTGGTTGGCCTGGAAATCGAGGTCGGTGGCGGATGCAGCCGCCTGGTGGCACAACGGCGAGGATGCGCCGCCGGCGTTGGGGTCGCACGCGCCCTGGACGCTGATGCGGATGCAGACCGACCAGCCGGGCGGCCAGGCGGTTGGTACAGAGATTGACATGCCACCGGACGCGCCCACAGACCAGCCCACGGACGCGCCTCCGGACCAGCCCACGGAAGCCCCGACGGACGCTCCGACGGAAGCCCCGACCGAGGCGCCCACGGACGCCCCCACGGAAGCGCCCACGACCCGTCCGCCGCCCACGACCCGTCCGCCGCCCACGACCCGGCCGCCGCCCACGACCCGTCCGCCGCCCACGACCCGGCCGCCGCCCACCACGCGTCCTCCGGTGACCACGCGCCCGCCGGCGGTGCAGATCACGCGCATGGCCATCGACGACTCGCGGCTGCGCATGTCGGGCAAGAAGCACGGACCCATCGCGCAGTTCAACGGGCTCAAAGCTTTGAAAGTGAGCTACCAGGGCGGCCAGCGAGGCGGCGGCAGCACGGACACCAACGTCAAGCTCAGTCCGTCGCCCTTCTTTCCGGCCGAGGAAGTGTGGTTCGGGTTCAAGTGGTGGGTGCCGACCGACTACCCGTGGCGCAAGGGCCAAGTGGAGAAGATTGGGGGCAAGATCATCGGGTTGTTCATCGGCACCGGCGACGCCAGCGGCGGCAACTACAGCACCACGGGCGCGTCCTTTCGGCTGACGTGGGGCGAGAACGGCGAGTTGCACGCCTACGTGTACCCTCAGGTCCGCCAGGCGGCCGGCGCCAGCCCGGGCGCCGCGGCGCTGGACCAGTCGCCCGAGGTGCAGGCGGTGTGGCAGGTCACCGGCAAGGGCACGAGTCTGTTCAAGGGCAGGAGCGGCATGTACATGAAGACCGGCGCTTGGAACGACATCTCGATGTACGCGCGACTCAACACGCCCGGCCAGAAGAACGGCATCCTCAAATTCTCGCTCAACGGCGTGAGCAAGCAACTGACCACGTACCGGTACCGGTACGACAACGCCAAAATCAACAACGTGACGATCCACAGTTTCTTCGGGGGCGGCGACAACCGGTGGGCGCCGCCCCGGAGCACCACGAGTTACTACGCCGACCCGGCGTTTGCGACGGGCGACCCGTATCCGACCACGGGGCTTGCCGGTGGGCTTGGCCGGCGGTAACAGGTAAAAAAAGTCGGTGCCAGACACAAATGGCCCGGTGGTCGGGGTGGTCGACGGCCAAGGCGATCGACGCGGTCCTCGTCGCGGCCTTGGTGGCGTTGGCGGTCGTCGCTCTGACCGCGCTGGCCAAGAGGGCGGGGTGGCTCGGCCGGCGCGTGCCGCGTCCACGCTACCAGGTAGCGGGTGAGGGCACCGACAAGGGCGACGGCACCGGCGAGGGCGATGGAACCGGCGATGGCGGCGATGGCGGCGACGATGGCGGCGACGATGGCGGTCAAGATATTCCGATGCCAATGCCGGCGCCGGGGCCAATGCCGGCGCCGGTGCCTGGACCAAGGCCGGGCCCAGGACCGATGCCGGGGCCAGGGCCGATGCCAGGGCCCGACGGCGGCGGTGGCGGCTGGGACGGCGGCGGCGGTGGTGGCGATGACGGCGGCGGCGGATGGGACGGCGGCGGCGGGGGCGGCGGCGGATGGGAC